TTGGTCAAGAAGTCTTCAGAGCTGCCGCCTGCGCGGAGCACGTCAGCAGCGATGCGGTTGCCGTCGTACTCAGCGTATTGCTCGCCGAGTTTGAGCAGCGTATCGATGCGTTTTTGCGCTGCGGCTTCGCCCGCTTGGCGAGCAGCCAGTGCAGCGGCTTCATTTGCTTGTGTTTCCATTGCCTTTACTCCTTGTGATCCGGCGTTGGCCGGTGGGTTGGGTTTTTCAACTTCGGTTTCGTACTGCCGCTGCTGCTGCTCCGCTGACCGGCCAACGCCAACCGTTGGGTCTGCGGGGATAGACACCAGAGAGACCTCTAGTGGCTGCCAATCTGTGACGCGATACGTCTCTTCGCCTTTTGCTTCGCTTTCGAGCACCATCTTGTTGACGATGTAGCCCACGGAGACGTGGCTGCGAATGCCGTCTTGCACATCCTGAAAAACCTCTTGCGCCAGCGGCGAATTGCCGAAACGCACGACAGCGCGCCCGACTTTGTCGCCATCAATGCGCGCCGATTCGATGACGCCGATCTGCTTGCTTGGGTTGTGGTCGAGCAGCAGCGGGTGACGGTTGTTCAAGCGCGATAGATCGGCGCTTTTGCTGCTGTGGTCCAGAATCTCGATGCCAAACCAACGGCGGTATGGCTCTTCAGACGAGAAGGCCAACTCAACCGTGCGCGATTCGGCGTTGATGCCGTCACGGTTGACGGCGAAATGCCGAAACTGCTGCTCGGTTTTGATGGTTTCTTTGCGGGTTTCCATGTTGACCTCCTGAAAAACAAAGGGCCGCTAGTTAGCGGCCCCGAGTGAATTGGTTGGTGAAGTTGGCGGTGGTGGTGCCCCGCCGCCGTTATCGATGGCGACCTTGAGCTTTTGAGCGGCCGCTTCATCAATAGCGATCTTGGCCAGCTCGTCTGCAAACTCAAGGCCTTGCTCATCTGCAATCGTGGTAGACGATTTAAGGCCGGCACGACGCAGCATGAGGTTGGCTTCGGCATCTCTGACTGGATCTACCCACTTCCAGCGACGGCCTTGCCAGCGTGGCATGCTGAATTTGTCGAAACGGTCGGCAGGCATGACCTTGGCATCACTGAACTTGATCGCCTTGAAAGTCAGCGCCATGAAAAGCCAGTCTTGGTACACCGGCACCAAGAAAGAATCGATAAACCAGTTTTGCAGCACGGTCCAGTTGTCGCGCTCTTCGAGCACTGCTGACCGAATTGACGAGAAGTTCACGCCTTCAAGGTCGCTAGACATGGTGTTGTAGGCGACGCCAAGACCGCTGGCGATGCGACGCAGCGCGGCTTTTACAAACGGCTCGTAGTTGCCATGCGGATAGTCTGGATTGAACGCGGTGAAGCTGTACCCCTCAGGCAAGACGTCAAACTTGCCGGGTTCCGCATCTTGGTAAAGCTGCCCCGTTGTGGCATCTTGACCTTCAGCAAGCGGTGCACCGTCCGACTCGGGCGCGGTGAAAAAACCCATCTTCGAGGCACCTACACGCGCCGCAATCACCGCAGCCTCTTCGAACGCCCCGAGCTGGTATAGCGAGATGCCCGCTGCATGCATCCACGGCACACCACGCAACTGCTCGGCACGCTCGGTGACGTAGAGATGAAACATATCGTCCGCCAACACGCGCTCGGTGGTGACTTTGTCTTGCAGCGCGTTGTAATCCGACGGGTTGCGCCCGGCTAGGTGATACGCGACAACGCGGCCCATCGAGTCATACTCGACGCCCATGCGGATCTGGTTGTTCGCTTTGGTGCGGCCAGAGTAGGAGATTGCCAGACGGTCAATGTCGAGCACTTGGAGCTGATAACCGTACTTGCCCGCTTTGGCGCCACGCACGCGACGGATGATGGCTTCACCATCGCGCGCAACGGTGGTGACAATCAACCGACACATGGCGGGGAATGCTAGGCGACCAGCGACGTCGCAGTTTTGCGCCAAGCACCAATCGTTGAAGTGGCGCTCGATGACTTGATTGCCCACTTCGTCAGGCTTTGCTTCTGCGCCATAGCCGTTCGTGCCATTGACGCTCAAACGGAAACCATCGGGCCCGACGATGTGCGTGCCAACCATCTGCAAAAACTTGCGCGCGTATTCGTTGTTTTGCGCCAACGTACGGCAGCGACCGCGCAACGAACCAAGCTGCATTTCAAGGTCTTGGTTGATGCCGGTGTTACCGTTTGACCAAAACGTGGTCAGGCGGGTTTGCTGACCGGCTTCAAACGCACGACGCGTGGGTCGGTGCACAAACTTGGCAACGTCTGCGCGCTGGCGCGCGGCTTGCCGCTCAAGATTCCACTTTGCCAGCACCGTGGAGCCCTTCGTCGGAAAGCTGAAAGTTTTGGCCATCGCGCTCTACCTTTTAGCCGCGAATGCGGATCGTGTTGCGCGTGCCAAGCCCATTGGCAAGGCGCGTCGCGTTGTCTTCGGCCGCAATTTCTCGCAGCAAATTGGCTCGCGCAGCCATGACGGCAGCGCGGCTTTCATACTTCATGGTGCGATCACCGATCGTGTACTCCAAACGCATTGATGACCCGGTGTTGAGCAAAGCCGTCTCGATCTGCTCGAGCAGCTTGCGGGCAAAGCTGCGGTTGTCGCGCGGTGCGGTAGTGACGGCAGGATCTGGCAGCAAGGTGACTTGACCCTGCGCGACTGAGTAACGCGCGCCGGTTTTCTCAACCCAAGATGCCCACGAATACTCACCACCCGCCCATGTGGCCGTGGTTGTTGGGCCGACCTGCACGCGGTGCTTGCCCTCACTTGCCGCGCTGGTGAGCAAGATGGCCGAGCCACTGACGCGCGGCACGAGCCGATACTTGAGCGTCCAACCATCGGCGGGCGTGTAGTCCGGCACCTCTGTTGCGAAATCGAGCGTGTCGCCGACTACAATTTGGTTGATGTTCACTGTTTGGTTTCCCCTACTCGCCCGGGCTTCACGTACGCCACGCTGGCACCAAGTCGATTGTTGTCAGCGCCATCAGCCGCAAACCCAAGCCGCCCTGCAGCCAAGCGCGAGACGTAGCTGGCCCGCGGCGTCGCCTCAAACACAGGCTGGATCACCACCGGGCCACCAGGTTGGCGCAGGAGCAGCAGCAGCGACATGGCTACAGCGGCTGAAACGCGCGTTCAGAGATCCACGCCGCGGCGGCTGCGTCTGCTTGTGCTTGCACGAATGCGACGCCTTCGGTCGACTCAATGTCGAGATCAGTCTCGACGTTGATCGTGATGCGCGCGGTTGCGTTCACGGTGCACGAGGCAACGATGTCGTAATACACCCAGTCTGGGTCGATGGCGTCAGGCGTTGGGCCGACCTGCGAGATGATCTCGACGTCGCGATTTTCGTCTTGCACAAGCCACTCAGGCCAGCCAGTTTTCAAGCCGTTTTCGTAGTTGGACGCAAGCTGAAGCAAGCGCTCCTCGGTGTTCATGGTCGGCGTGTGCACCGTGCAGCCCGAGAGCGGTTCGGCGCGGCGACGGGCGACCGGGAAGTCGACCTGCACTTGATACTTTTTGCTGATTTCCGATAGAACGGTGACGGTTGTTGTCATGTTTGTTTCCTTAGATGAAGTGAAGGGTTCCAACGATGGCCCCGGCCGCAACTGCAGTGGCGTCGGTGTTAGCGGAGCCTGTGACTGTTGTGTAGCCGATGCCTGTGGTAAACGCGATGCCGCCGTCCAGCGTGATCTCTGTTTTGCCGTTTGCTGGGATAGCGAGTGGGAACGCCACGGACGCACCCGCGGTCGGCGTAGTTGTTTGGTTGTGCAACTTCACATACACCAGCGACGCGGTCGTGTTCTGCAACTGCCACCCGATCAACCGTCCCGCTGATGCCTTCACGACCGTCGCGTTGGTGGTCGCTGCGGCGATCACCGACGAGACAGACGCAGCGCCGGTCGCGTTGGCGCGGTACTGCATACCGACGTCGCCGATGACGTTAGTGCCGGCAGGAAGCGCGGCCATCGTGCCTTGATTGGCTGTTACCGTGCCGGTGACCGTGGCTGTGCCTTGCGTTTGGACGGGTATAGGGTTCACACTGCCCGTCGAGCGCGCGCCTTGAATGAAGACCGGTGTGTTGGCGAACTTCTCGACCGCGCAGAACGACAGCGAGAAGGTCGTCGAGGACGCTGGTGCGGCCGTGCCGTTGAACGACCACACGAACACGTACAGAAATAAGTTGTCGTCAGGCAGGTTTTCGAGTCTGGATGCGCGCGTCGC